CAGACTACTTCTCAAATTGGATTGAAGCATGTCGTATCAGACTTAAACGCTGAAGGAGTTAAGTGGATGGCTGAAGAAAGAGATCACTATATTTTAAGACGTATTAAAGAAGATAGGAAAGAAGCCGAGCATAAGAGAAAGATTGCTGAAAAAAAGAATGAGGATAAGATTCTTAAAGAAGCTTTAGATATCCAAGTAGGTGGTACTCACTACAAAAATTGTAAGATACAGCCTGTAGAATATATTTATGCCAACAATCTTACCTTTCTTGAAGGGAATGTTATTAAGTATATCACACGTCACAAAACAAAGGGTGATGGTGAAGCTGACATACGTAAAGTAATTCACTACGCACAGATGATACTACAAATGGAATACAGTAAAGGAGACTAACCACATGCCTCAGATGACCCACCTTGGCATCAACATTAACCCCGCACAAGATCACTTGTTCGATGAGCTTGGTATTGCTAGGCTTAAAGAATCTTACATGATGGATAATGAGTTGTCTCCGCAAGAGAGATTTGCTTTTGTATCTAAAACATTTTCTACTGATAACGATCACGCCCAAAGACTTTATGACTATGCCTCTAAGCATTGGCTGTCTTACTCTACTCCTATACTATCTTATGGGAGGTCCAAGCGTGGACTACCCATCTCGTGTTACCTTAACTACATTGATGACACTGCTGAAGGGTTAGTAAACAATCTATCAGAGACTAACTGGCTGTCCATGTATGGTGGTGGTGTAGGTATTGGCTTTGGTATTCGTTCTGCTGATGACAAGTCTACGGGTATGATGCCGCACCTAAAGATGTACGATGCCTCTAGCCTAGCCTACCGTCAGGGACGTACACGTAGGGGAAGCTATGCTGCCTACCTAGACATAGATCACCCTGATATTATCTTGTTCTTGGAGATGCGTAAGCCTACTGGCGATCAAAACTTCAGGTGCTTAAACTTGCATCATGGTATTAACATTAGTAATAAGTTTATGCAGCTTGTAGAAGATTGCATGACTGATCCTAATATAGATGATAGCTGGCACCTACGTGAACCACATACAAAAGAAATTAAAGAGACTGTATCAGCAAGGGATATGTGGCAGCGTATCTTGGAGATGCGTATGCAAACAGGCGAGCCATACCTACACTTCATTGACACATCCAATGAAAAGATGCCGGTATGGTTGAAGCAGATTGGCTTGAAGATTAATCAGTCTAACTTATGCTCAGAGATTATACTACCTACTAATAAAGATCGTACTGCTGTATGCTGCTTGTCTTCTCTTAACCTAGAATACTTTGATGAGTGGTCTAAGGATAAAGGTTTTCTTAAAGACGTACTGGAGATGTTGGATAATACTTTGAGTAAGTTTATTGAGGATGCTCCTGATAGTATTAGTCGTGCTAAATATTCAGCAATGCGTGAGCGTAGTGTAGGTGTAGGTGCCTTGGGTTTTCATGCTTACCTACAGAAGAAGGGTATGCCTTTTGAATCTGCCTTGGCTAAGTCTTCTAACATGAGAATGTTTAGACACATTAGATCAGGTCTTGACTCAGCCAACCTTGAGCTTGGACGTGAGAGGGGTGAGGCTCCTGATGCCCAAGGCACGGGACTAAGGTGTAGTCATGTCATGGCTATTGCACCCAATGCTTCTTCCTCTATTATCATGGGCAATACTTCTCCATCTATTGAACCGTGGAGAGCTAACGCCTACAGACAGGATACCTTGAGTGGTTCTTTCTTAAATAAAAACAAGTTCTTAGATAAGATTATTAAAGATAAGTGTGAAGAGAATACTAACTTAAACTATGATCGTATTTGGTCATCAATCATTGCTAACGATGGTTCAGTGCAGCACCTACGCTGCTTGAACGACCAAGAGAAAGAGATATACAAGACTTCTATGGAGATTGATCAGCGGTGGGTGATTGAACATGCTGCTGATAGGCAGGAATATATTGATCAGTCTCAGTCACTCAATGTTTTCTTCAGGCCAGATGCAAACATCACCTACCTACATGCTGTACACTTCATGGCATGGAAGAAGGGAGTCAAGACTATGTACTACTGCCGCTCTGAAAAGATTGGTAAGGCTGACAAAGTATCACGTAAGATTGAACGGGAGATTATACAAGAGATTGATATGGAAGCACTTGCTTCTGGTGAGGAGTGTTTGGCCTGTGAGGGTTAGTATGATATACAAGTGGTACTGTTATCTAAGATCAAAGGGATACGGAATTTTTACTAGCATGTCCTGTGCTATGTGTAACAGTAGGTATGAGTTTAAATATATAGAAGGCATACCAAGGCAGTGGAAAGACAACAGAGGAAAGAGACCATACTATGACCAGTAAACTAAAGCTTCAAGATAGACGTGACTACTTCAAACCGTTCCACTACCCGTGGGCGTATGACCTGTGGTTGAAACATGAGCAGTCTCACTGGCTGCACACTGAAGTACCCATGATGGAAGACATTAAAGATTGGAAGAATACCCTCTCTACTGAAGAGAAGTATTTCTTAACTAATATCTTTAGGTTCTTTACTCAGTCTGACATTGATGTAGCTGGTGGGTACATTGATAACTACCTACCTAACTTCCCACAGCCTGAAGTACGTATGATGTTGTCAGGCTTTGCTGCTAGGGAAGCACTACACATTGCAGCCTACTCACACTTGATTGAGTCACTGGGTATGCCTGACTCTACATACAACGAGTTCTTGGAGTACGATGCCATGCGTGAGAAGCATGAGTACTTCATGGCTAATGTAAACAATAAGAAAATATCTCTGCCTATTAAGATTGCTGCTATCTCTGCCTTTACTGAAGGGCTGGCATTGTTCTCTAGCTTTATTATGTTGCTTAACTTTCCACGTCATGGTAAGATGAAGGGCATGGGACAGATTGTAACGTGGTCTATTGTAGATGAGACACAACATGCAGAGGGTATGATCCAACTCTTTAGAACTTACATCGAAGAGAACCGTGAGGAGTGGAACGACGAAACCAAGTCAACTATCTATAGCATTGCAGAGACTATGGTTGACCTAGAAGATAAGTTTGTAGACCTATCATTTAAGATGGGTAAGGTAGAAGGTCTTAGGGATACTGAGGTGAAGGAATACATCAGGTACATTGCAGACCGTAGGCTTATCTCTATGGGTATGAAGGGTATCTTCAAGGTCAAACGTAATCCTCTACCTTGGGTAGAGACTATGATTAATGCACCTACTCATACTAACTTCTTTGAGAACCACTCCACTGACTATGCAAAGGGTGCATTGAGTGGTAGCTGGTCAGAAGTATGGGCAGAAAGTGCTTGACAAGTAAACAAATATAGTGTATAAGGATAATTATTATGGAACTTACTGCTGAAATAGCTAGAGAATTATTAACTTACAATCCTGATACTGGTAAACTCTTCTGGAAAGAAAGACCAGTAAAATATTTTAAGAACCAGAACCCTAGCTATGCAAAGCGTTGGAATAATAGATGGGTTGGTAAAGAAGCATTTACATCCATTAATCGTAACAAAAAATCCAACCATCGGCGATTACAGGGTCGTGTTCTTAGCAAAAGATATTACGCACATCGTATAACATGGTTAATATATTATGGTGAGTGGCCTAAAAATCAAATAGACCATATAAATCAAGACGCTACAGATAATAGAATAAAAAATCTTAGGGATGTAACTAAAGCTGAAAATAATAAAAATAAAACATTACAAAACAATAATAAAACTGGTTATTTAGGTGTGAGTAAACGTCATGGAAAATATCGTGCAGAAATAAGTGTTAATAATATTAGAAAACATTTAGGATGTTATGACACTGTTGAAGAAGCAGCAGCAGCTAGAGCAGTAGCAAATATTAATTATAATTTTCACCCTAATCATGGGAATGAAAAAAAGGAACATAGATGAAGAAATCACCCAACACTGTATACATAGGATACGATCCTAAAGAGAATACAGCCTATGAAGTTTTAAAGTTTACCATTGAACGCATAGCCGTAGATAATGTACGTGTTGTACCTATCCGGCGTGATGTAGTAGAGCGAATGGGTATGTACACTAGAGAGTTTGATGTAGTTGATGGACAAACTATTGATAAGATTGATGGCAAGCCCTTCTCAAGTGAGTTTAGTTTTACTAGGTT